GAAGAGGATATGATTACTTCATACTCTTTGCCCGTTATGGACATGATAGGATAGCGTCATGGCTAAAAATTATTATTTCGAAAATTACGAAAACTCGATGGAGCAGTCTCTTATTGAAGACCTTGTTGTCGAGTCGATAAAAATTTTCGGAATAGATTGTTTTTACATACCTAAAGTAACTCCTACATATCAAGCAACACCTCGAGAAGGTGCAAGTGCAGACTGTACAATTACTGGTGCAGGAGCAGTTGATGAGATTTCTTTTTTGAATCACGGTCACGGATATCTTGCAACACCAACAGTCACATTTAGTGATGCACCTATAGGCGGCACAACAGCGACAGGAACTGTAACAATTATTCGTGGTGTAGTTACAGGTATTACTGTTGATAATCCAGGAAGTGGTTACCTGACTCCGCCAACAATTACAATTCAATCACCTGTCGATACAAATGTAGGTCAACCTGCATTTATCGATAGTGGATATGATGACTTGCTAAATGAAGATGATCTTCCTGTATATAACACGGCGTTTGAAGTTGAAATGTATGTTAAGAATGTTGATGGGTTTGAGGGTGAAGGTGATTTCTTATCTAAGTTCGGATTACAAATTCGTGATTCTATGACACTAACAGTTGCTATGAGAACTTGGGAGCAAGAAGTGGGACTTATTGAAGATGTTGAACGAGTACGTCCATTTGAAGGTGATTTGATTTACTTCCCTCTAAACAATAAGATATTTAAAATCATGCATGTTGAACACGAAGCGATATTCTATCAAATGGGATCATTACAGTCATATGATCTTAAGTGTGAATTATTTGAATACAGTAATGAAAGGTTTACAACAGGCATCGAAACCGTTGACAATCTTTATGAAAAATACAAAACAGTTACAACGAATGAATTGACCGGTATTGATACTGCAATTGATATTGTTGCACAAGATGTTGGAGAAAATGCTGACAATTTTGTTATTGAAAACACTGCTGATAATATCCTTGATTTCAGTGAAGGAAATCAGTTCGGTGAAGGCGAGGATTGGCTATAATGTTTGGAAATAGATTTTACCATCAAACAACTCGTAGATATGTTGCATTATTCGGAACATTGTTCAACGATATTCAGATTTCACGTAAGGATAATTCTGGTCAAACAATTCAAACAATGAAAGTGCCTATTCATTACGCACCCATGGAAAAGATCCTTGCTCGCATAGAACAAGATCCTGGTTTAAACAATCCAACAGCGATGACATTACCAAGAATGTCATTTGAAATTACGAATATGTCTTTCGCTCCTGAAAGAAAGTTGACATCGCTGACAAAAAACAATAAAGTCATTCGGGATGATGGGAACACAAAAATATCACAATTTGTTCCTGCCCCGTATGATCTTGAATTTCAATTAAATGTGATGACAAAACATACAGAAGATGGATTGAAAATTATAGAACAAATAATGCCGTTTTTTAAACCTGAGTTTACTGCATCAGTTAAACTTGTTGATGAAATGGATATGTATTTTGATGTGCCTGTCATTTTAAGTGGCATTACAATGAGTGATGAATATGAAGGTGACTTCACGCAAAGACGTGTTTTAAACTGGACCTTGAACTTCACAGTAAAAGCATATTATTTTGGTCCTGTATCAAATAAGAAGGTTATCAAGTTTGTTGAAACTAACACATATGAAGATTTGCCTTTTATAGGACAACCTGAATTGCAAACGCACACATCTCAACCAGGTGTTTCAGTCAATTCAGGGCAGTTTGAAGTGGGTAAATCATATCGTATTCTTGATTTAGGTACAGGAACAAAGGCACAATGGGAAACAGCAGGTTGGGAGGCAAATAGGCAAGCACCTACAAGTTCACCTGACGGGTACGAATTGCCCGATAAAGGCACTGGTGCAACACCTAAACAAGGAGATGTGTTTACAGCCACAACAACAGGTTCAGAAGTTACTGGCGGTGTTGCAACATTAACATATGATTATTGGGATGAAGATGATTCATGGAGATCGATTGTAATTATTGATGAGGAATAAAGTATGAAGGAAATTAGTGACTCATTAGGAATGGTTCCTTTACCAGAAAATGAGGTTACAACATTAACTAAAGTTCCTGCGAGTGATTCTAAAGTTGAAAACGCTGATAAGGATTATGAATACGCAAGAGAAAACTTTTATAATGTAATCGAAAAAGGAACACATGCGCTTGAAGAGATGTTAGAAGTTGCGAAAGCATCAGAACATCCTCGTGCATATGAAGTCGTATCTACGATTATGAAAACACTTGTTGATGCAAACAAAGATCTCGTGTCTATGTCGGATAAGAAAGTTAAAGATGCTACACCTGAAGAACAAGCACAGGGTACAGTCAACAACAATTTGTTTGTTGGTTCGACTAACGAATTGCAAAAAGTGTTAAAGGATATTCGCAACGATGATGATTGAGCGAGGATATAACGGCAACATAAACCTGAAGCGAAAGGGAACTTCTATTGAGTTCACTCAGGAGATGGTTGGCGAGTTTATCAAGTGCGCTCAAGATCCTACGTATTTTGCAGAAAAGTATATTAATATTGTACATGTTGACAAAGGGTTAATACCTATTAAACTGTACGATTATCAAAAAGAGATTGTTGAAAAGATAACAAACAATCGTAGAGTTGCAGTTGTAACTTCACGACAGGCGGGTAAAACAACAACTGCCGTTGCTGTGATTCTACATTATGTAATCTTTAACGAACACAAGACGTGCGCATTGCTCGCAAACAAAGGTGATGCCGCTCGTGAAATACTTGATCGAATTAAGATTGCATACGAAGCATTGCCTAAGTGGTTGCAACAAGGTGTAATCGAATGGAACAAAGGTTCTGTTGAATTTGAGAACGGATGTAAAATCATAGCAGGCGCAACATCGTCAAGTGCGATTCGTGGTAAATCGATTTCGTTTCTGTATATTGACGAGACAGCGTTCGTAGAGAACTGGGATGAGTTCTTTGCATCAGTATTTCCAACGATTTCATCTGGTGAAACAACAAAGATGTTATACACATCAACACCGAATGGATTGAATCACTTTTACAAAACATGTGAAGGTGCAAAAGAAGGTATCAACGGGTTTGAATATGTTGAAGTGCCTTGGCAACGTGTTCCTGGTCGTGATGACAAATGGAAAGCAGAAACGCTTGCTGCGATGGACAATGATACACAAAAATTTACACAAGAATTTGAATGCGGGTTCTTAGGATCGTCAGGTACATTGATTGAGGGTAGTAAACTCAAATCGATGGTTATACGTAATCCTGTACATGAAACTAAAACACTTAAAATGTATGAATCACCTGAAGAGGATCATGTATATGTTTTAGTTGCTGACGTATCACGAGGCAAAGGTTTAGATTACTCAGCGTTTACCGTTGTAGATGTCACGACATCACCGTATAAGCAAGTTTGTACGTTCAGGGATAACATGACAACCCCTATGGACTACGCTGAAATTATATATAGAGTAGTAAGTAATTATAATAATTGTTATGTTTTGATTGAAATTAACGATATTGGCGAACAAGTTTCTGATATTCTTATCAATGAATTTGAGTGTGATTCATTACTATTCACTGAACATGCAGGAAGGTCTGGTAAACGTGTAACAACAGGTTTTTCAGGCAAAACAGCAGATAAAGGCATACGTACAACCAAAACTGTTAAATCGATAGGTTGTAATATGTTAAAAATGTTAGTTGAACAAGATCAACTAATAATAACAGATTTTGATACGATTAATGAACTTTCTACTTTTTCAAGAAGGAAGAATTCTTATGAAGCGGAACCAGGAGCGCATGATGACACAGTAATGTGTTTAGTGCTCTTCGCATGGTTGTCAACTCAGGCATATTTTAAAGAATTGACTGATATAAACACTATGCAATTATTAAAAGAAGATAAAGAACAGGCGATGATGGACGACTTATTACCCATGGGATTCAATACATTTGGCGCTGATGCCGATGAATCCTTTGTTGATTCGTCAGGAGATCGTTGGTTTACCTTCTAAATCAAGTATTTTATAAATAATAGAACAAAACAAAAACTTGAAAAAGTATTAACTTATAATAAACAAGGGAGAAATGACAAATGGCTTTTCAACTAAGTCCAGGCATAAATGTCAGCGAAATTGATTTAACAAACGCTGTGCCTGCTGTTGGTACTAGCGAGGGTGCTTTTGTAGGTACTTTCCGTTGGGGTCCAACGAATGAAAGAGTGCTTCTCAGTTCAGAAGTAGAGCTAGTTTCTAGGTTCGGCAAACCTTATAATGATAATGCCGGATGGAGTAATCAGCAATCATTCTTTTCAGCAGCCAACTTTTTAGGATACAGCAATGCATTGTATGTAACACGAACTGAAGATTCAACTGCGCTGATTTCAGCAGGAACAAACTTTAGTGCTCGATACAGAGGTGCTTTAGGTAACTCAATTAAAGTTATTGCATGTAGTTCATCTGCTACAGCTTTTGAAGATGCAGGTACTGTAACTGATAGCATTGTAGACAGATCAGGTATCAATATTGCTCGAGGTAGTATTGAAGCAACAATTAAGGGTCCAGATGTTACGCCAGGTGCTGCGGTAACATTTAATCCAACACTCGCAAGAGATTTCAATGGTGGCGACCTATCAAACGGAGCGACAGCAACTATTACTGATGTAACAGCTGCTTCTGCTGTACCGGAAGGTACTGGCGCTACTGATAACCAGTTTACAACAGATAGTGATCATACATTCGTAACTGGCGATGAAGTTACTGTCACCTTCACATCAGCGTTTGCTGATTTAACTAGCGGAAATTCATATTTTGTAAGATATGTAGATGCTGACACGTTCACTTTGCACAATTCACGAGCTGATGCTGTCGCTAACACTGCTCCAGTTGCTCTTAATACAGCTAATGTTGGCGCTGCTGCAACCGCTCAAACTGATTTAACATTTGTTAGAGCAGGTGTAGCTCCAAATACGTTTAATATTGAAAATCACGGTTTTGCGACAGGTGATGATGTCAAATACACAACCCCTAGCGGGAGCGGAACTGCAATTGGTAACCTCACCGAAAATCAAGTTCTTTACGTCATAAGAGTCGATGATGATAACTTCCAAGTTGCGTTAACTTCTGAAGCTGCGGCTGCTGGCGGTATTTATGATGTATATCTAGGTTCAGCAACAGACGGCGACCATGCTTTTGCACCTCAAGCGGCAGACATTCCAGTAGGTAATGCCGATGCAACGCTAAACTTCTTTAAACCAGGCGATTTTATTGTTGTTGGCGATAATGTCAAATTAAAAATTGCTAGTGTAGGCGATTTCAATGCAGGTAGTAACACTATAATATTGACTCTTGAGAAGAAGTATTGGGGACCAGCATTAGGTAATCCTAATGCACCTGTCACAACAAATTCCTATAAGTATCAATGGGAAGGGTCAGAATATTTTGATAAAGCGCCAGAGACTGGCAAATTCCATATTGCAGTAATCGATAGTGATGGTGGAATTACAGGTATTGCTGACACATTGTTAGAAACATTCCCTAACTTATCAACAACCCCGGGTGCTAAGAATTTTGACGGTTCAGCAGCATATATCGGTCAAGTTTTAGACGTAGATGACGGCATTTCTGGTTACATTAAACTTGAAACTGATGTTGCAGGATTCACTGTGCCTTCAAGAGTTAGTGAACAACTTTCAGGTGGTAGTGACGGCCTTAGCGAAACTGACGTAAATGGCATGGGTAATGTTATGGAAGGTTGGGATTTGTATAAGAGTTCTGATCAAGTGGACGTTTCATTGCTTGTAACTGGTTGGGCAAACGCTGATATTCAAAACTATGTGATGGATAATGTGGCAGAAGTTCGTAAGGATTGTGTTGCATTTGTATCACCTAGCATCGATAGTGTTACAGCACAATCTATTGTAGATTACGCTGCTCCGTTGTCTGGAAGTTCATATTCCGTCATTGACACAGGGTATAAATATCAATATGACAAATATAACGACAGTTATGTTTGGGTACCGTTGAATGCTGACATTGCTGGAACATGTGCAAGAACTGACGGAGATAGAGATCCTTGGTTCTCACCCGCAGGTTACAGCAGAGGTCAAATCAAGAACGTAGTTAAACTTAATTTGAATCCAAATAAAACTCAACGTGACTTATTGTACAAAAACAATATTAACCCAGTAATTATTGAACCAGGTTCTGGTGCAATTTTATTCGGTGATAAGACGATGCAAAGAAATCCAAGTGCATTTGATCGAATCAATGTTCGTAGGTTGTTCATTGTTCTAGAGAAAGCAATTGCATTAGCATCTAAGAGTACATTGTTTGAGTTCAACGATGAATTCACACGAGCGACTTTCAGAAATATGATCGAACCGTTCTTACGTGATGTTCAAGGTAGACGAGGCATTTATGATTTCCAAGTAGTTTGTGATGAAACAAACAATACTGGCGAAGTCATTGATACAAACAGATTTATTGGTGACATCTACATTAAACCTGCTCGTTCTATTAACTTCATCCAGTTGAACTTTGTTGCAGTACGAACTGGTGTAGAATTTAACGAAATTATAGGTCAATAAAGGAGTAGTAACTAATGGCTTTTAACATTAATGAGATGAGAAGCCAGTTAACCGCTGGTGGTGCTAAAGGGTCTCTTTTCCAGGTACAGATGACAAACCCTGTAACTGGTATATCAGACATTAAAGTGCCGTTCATGGTTCAGGCTACTCAGATCCCAGAATCAACTTTGGGTGTGATCGAAGTTCCATATTTTGGTCGTAAGATCAAGTTG